GTGTTTCAGAGTGCTAAGTCTGTAGGACACGGCGAAGCTCTACAGTTTGGTGGTGATGGTAAGTGGATGGCTTTAAGAGAGGGTGACAGTATTGTTGTTACTCCAGACGCTGGTAGTACGTTTACAGCAATCGTTAGCTTTGAGTTAGAACGACACAACCCAGCCGCTGTGAGCTTTACCTAATGGATTTAAAGATATCATTACTCCCCTGGCAACAGGAGGTGTGGAATGATCCAGCACGATTTAAAGTAGTTGCTGCTGGTCGGCGTACTGGCAAGTCTATGTTGGCTGCTTGGTTGTTGATTGTTAACGCCTTACAAGCTGATAAAGGTCATGTATTCTACGTAGCCCCTACACAAGGACAAGCTAGAGACATTATGTGGAATACACTGCTGGAGTTAGGTGCTCCGGTGATTGTTGGTAGTCATGTTAACAACCTACAGATTAAGTTGATTAACGGAGCTACCATCAGCTTAAAAGGTGGTGACAGGCCAGAGACAATGCGTGGTGTGTCGTTAAAGTTCTTGGTGCTAGACGAATACGCAGACATTAAACCAGAAGTGTGGGATATGATCTTAAGACCTGCACTGGCTGACCAGAAGGGTCATGCGTTGTTTATCGGTACACCAATGGGTAGGAATCACTTCTACGACTTGTACAACTACGCACAATTATCTGATGATACTTCCTACAAAGCATGGCACTTTACAAGCTATAACAACCCTATGATAGACCCTACGGAGATTGACAGCGCCAAGAAATCAATGTCTTCTTACGCCTTCCGTACAGAGTTTATGGCTTCTTTCGAGGCTAGAGGCTCTGAGATGTTTAAAGAGGATTGGGTTAAGTTTGATGAAGAAGAACCTAACGGTGACTACTTTGTTGCTATTGACTTAGCAGGCTTTGAAGAAATAAACAAAGTTAAATCTAAGAACAAGAGACTAGATCAGACAGCTATTTCTGTTGTTAAGATAACTGAAGAAGGTCAATGGTGGGTTAAGGATATTGTCTATGGACGCTGGGAACTGAATGAGACAGCTAACAAGATATTTCAAATCATCAGAGATTATCAACCAGTAGCTGTTGGTATTGAAAGAGGCATAGCTAGAAACGCTGTAATGTCTCCGTTAACTGATTTAATGAAAAGACATAACACATTCTTTCGTGTGGATGAACTAACACACGGTAACAAGAAGAAGACTGACAGGGTTATGTGGGCTTTGCAGGGTAGATTTGAGAACGGTGTTGTTAAACTTAACAAGGGAGATTGGAATGCAGAGTTCATGGATCAGCTTTTCCAGTTTCCAGACCCGTTAACGCATGATGACTTGATAGATTCTTTGGCTTACATAGATCAGCTACACAAAGTAACTTACGCATACGAATCAGAATACGATGATTATAAGGTTTACGACACAGTAGCTGGCTACTAAGAGGATTAATATGGAAGATAACACAGATTTTATCACAGAATCCCTAGAATCTTGGGTAATGGCTAAGGCAGAACAGTGGCGTGACCACTATGAAAACAATTATGAGAAGACTCATGATGAATATTATCGCCTCTGGCGTGGTATCTACGCTGCTGAAGACAAGACTAGGCAGTCTGAGCGTAGTCGTATTATCTCCCCTGCCCTTCAGCAAGCTGTTGAAAGCTCTGTAGCAGAGATTGAAGAGGCTACTTTTGGTCGTGGTAAACTGTTTGACATCACAGATGACCTGGTTGATGAAGAAACAGTAGATATAGTCTTCTTACGTGAAAAACTGCATGAAGACTTTGCTAAAACTAAGATTAGAAAGGCTGTTGCTGAGTGTCTTATCAATGCTGCCGTCTATGGCACAGGGATGGGAGAGATTGTACTAGAGCAGATTAAAGAAATGGCTCCAGCTACGCAGCCAATCATGGATGGAGCATTGCAAGCTGTTGGTGTTAACATCACCGAACGCACTATTGTACGTCTTGTCCCTATCCTGCCACAGAACTTCTTGATTGATCCTGTAGCTACAAGCATTGAAGAAGCTATTGGTGTATGTATTGATCGGTATGTCCCTACACACACGGTAGAGATTGAACAAGAGAAGGGTGTTTATAAGAAAGTATCGCTAAACACTAGTGAGTTTGATATTGATCTTGAAGCAGACCATGAGTTGGTAGATCAACCAGAAGATAAAGTAAGGTTGACTAAATACTTTGGTCTTGTTCCTCGACATCTGTTGATTAATGCAGACAACGAAGAAGATGAAGAGATTGTAACGCTTACTGATGAAGCCAGAGAAGACGAAAGCTACTACATAGAAGCTGTAGTGGTTATAGCTAACGGAGGCGTTCTCCTAAAAGCTGAAGAGAACCCCTACATGATGCAGGATCGTCCTGTAATTGCATTCCCTTGGGATGTAGTCCCTAGTCGCTTCTGGGGTCGTGGTGTTTGTGAGAAAGGCTACAACAGCCAGAAGGCACTTGACGCAGAGCTGAGAGCACGTATAGACGCACTGGCACTCACAGTACACCCTATGATGGGAATGGACGCTACGAGGATGCCAAGGGGCTTTAAACCAGAGATAAGCCCAGGTAAGATTATCCTCACCAATGGCCGTCCTGATGAAATCTTCTATCCCTTTAACTTTGGTCAAGTAAGTCAGATTACCTTTGCTCAGGCAGAGGCTCTACAACGCATGGTACAGACCGCTACAGGCGCTATAGACTCAGCAGGTATCGCAGGTAGCATTAACGGAGAAGCTACAGCAGCGGGTATCTCAATGAGTTTGGGAGCCTTGATTAAGCGTCAGAAGCGCACGTTGATTAACTTCCAAGAAAGTTTCTTAATACCTTTCATTACTAAAGCTGCTCACCGTTACATGCAGTTTGATCCTGAGCATTACCCTGTTAAAGACTATAAGTTTAATGTTGTTAGCTCTCTCGGTATTATTGCTAGAGAGTATGAAGTATCTCAGCTTATCCAACTGCTACAAACTATGTCTCAAGAGTCTCCGCTGTACAGTACATTGATACAGTCTGTGGTGGAGAACATGAACCTTTCTAATCGAGAGGAGATGGTAGCATTGATTCAACAGTCAGGGCAGAAATCGCCAGAGCAGCAGCAGGCTGAACAGCAAGCAGCACAGGAAGCCCAGGCATTGCAGAAGGCTCTACAAGAAGCTCAGATTGGTGTCTTGAATGGTCAAGCTGAAGAGTTTTTAGCAAGGGCTAAGAAGTATGATGCTGAAACAAAAGCAGTGCCAGTTAAACTTGAGACAGAACAAATCAAGACTATCGGTGAGTTAGACTCAGACGATGAACGTAACTTTAAACAGCGTGTAGAGATTGCACGTTTAGCTATAGCCGAGAAAGGCAAAGGGAGACGATGATGTTTGTGAGTAAAGCTGATTTAACTAAAATGGCTGTAGAGACTAACACAGGCTTTGCAGCGGTCTATCAAGAACTGCGAGAGATTAAGGAAGAGCTTAAGGCTGTAAAAGAACTTGCTAATAAGAAAGGCGGTAACACATTAAAGAAAGAAGGTCAAGAAAAAGATTGACAAAAACACAAAAGTATGCTACACTCGGATAAACTTTAAAAGGAGAAACAATTATGATGTATGGCAAAGGCAAGAAAAAAAAGAACAAGTAACTAACAGAGGTAATGCAGATGACTGATAATGACCTGGAACAGTTCTACGGCGATATCAAAGAGATGTGTAATACCGCAGGCTACAAAGCCTTTTGTGCAGAGTTAGAGACACAAGTAAACAACATAAACTCTGTAGAGTACACTAAGAATGCTGATGAGTTGAACTTCCGTAAAGGTCAGTTAAACATTATTCGTACATTCTTAAACCTAGAAATGAGTATTGAAGCTGCTTCAGAGCAGTTGTTTGTCGGAGACACCAATGCGTAGAATCTTCGACTTCCAATGTTCTGCTAATCATATCTTTGAAGCCTTTGTAGATTCAGAGTGCCGAGAGATGGATTGTAGAGTTTGTAATGAAGCTGCTGTAAGAATAATCTCACCTGTTCGGAATATGCTTGACCCCATCTCTGGTAGTTTCCCAGGGGCTACAATGAAGTGGGCTAGAGACCGAGAAAGGAAGATTAGTAAAGAACGCAGAAGCGCCGAATAAGCACAACTTCTGTATATCTCCACAATGTAAAAGCACGGAGTTTAGTAATGGCAGCATTTTTGCTTGATGAAGAAGAGCGTTTAGAAGGCAACGTAGACCAAGCCCCAGAGCAAGAAGTACAACAAGAACAACAAGAAGAAGTCGATGACATTCCTGAGAAGTACAAAAACAAGAGTGTTAAAGACATTGTACGGATGCACCAAGAAGCTGAAAAGCTCGCTGGTAGGCATAGCTCTGAGATTGGAGAACTACGCAAAATCGTTGATGATTTTGTAGTCTCACAAACAGAACTCAAGAAGGATAAGAAAAAAGCAGTTGATGAGGTTGATTTCTTTACGAATCCTAGCGAGGCTGTTAAAGCCCTACTGGATAACGATCCTCGTTTAAAGCAGGCTGAAAACCTGACTAAACAAATGACACGCAGTGTAGCTGTGAATGAGTTGCAGAAGAAGCACCCAGAGATGAGTGATATTCTCAACAATCCAAAGTTCAATGAGTGGATACAAGGATCGAATATACGTAGGCGATTATATGAGCAAGCTGACAAGTCTTTTGACCATGAGGCTGCTGACGAATTGTTTACTCTCTGGAAGGAGAGGACTCAGTTAGTAAACCAAACAGTGAGTGCTGAGAAAGATAAGCGTACACAACAAGTCAGAGCAGCCGCTACCGGCAGTTCTAACGGAAATGTGGACACTAACAGTCGTAAAGTGTATCGCCGCGTTGACATTATTAAACTAATGCGTGATGACCCAAACCGCTATGAAGCTCTTTCTAATGAAATCATAAGAGCCTACGCAGAGGGTCGAGTTAAAGGCTAAGTCCTTTAGGAGATATACAAATGGCAACTTCAGTTTATCCCGCTACTGGCGGTTTTGTAGACAACACTAGTGCAGCTACGTTTATTCCTGAATTGTGGAGTGACGAGGTACGCGCAGCCTATGAGAAGAATCTCGTTATGGCTCCGCTTGTTAAAAAGCTGACAATGAAGGGTAAGAAAGGCGATACCATCAATATCCCTGCTCCTATCCGTGGTGTAGCTACAGCTAAAGCTATTAACACTGCTGTTACAGTGCAGCAGGAAACAGAAGGTAACGTAGCTGTTGTCATCGACAAGCACTTTGAATATTCTCGTATGATCGAGGATTTGACAGAAGTGCAAGCGTTGGCATCACTGCGTAGATTCTACACTTCTGATGCAGGTTATGCTCTGGCTCGTCAGATTGACACAGACTTGCTTGCTCTTGGTAAGACGTTGGGTAATGGCACTACTACGTTTGTTCACAATGCTTCTTTCTACAACGATGCTTCTACAGGTCTTACAGCTTATGCAGCAGACACAGTTGTTGCAGCAGATGTATTCACTGATGCAGCTCTTCGTGGTTTGATTCAGAAGCAGGATGATGCAGATGTACCGATGGATAACCGTTGTTTTGTTATTCCTCCGTCATTGCGTAATGCCATCATGGGTATTGATCGTTATGTATCTACAGACTTTGTTGCTGGTAAAACAGTTAACAATGGCTTGATTGGCAACCTGTACGGCATTGACGTATACGTTACCAGCAACTGCCCTATTGTAGAGACTGATGATGACAACAGTGTCGGTGGTCAACTACGAGCAGCTATGCTGTTCCACAAAGACACCTTCATCTTGGCAGAGCAGCTTGGTATTCGTTCACAGACTCAGTACAAGCAAGAGTTCTTGGGCAACCTGTACACTGCTGACACTCTGTATGGTGTTAAAACCTACCGTCCTGATAGTGGTTTTGTCTTAGTTGTAAACGGCTAAGATAACTAGGGAGGGGTTGTTAACGCAGCCTCTCCCTAACACTCAACACAGCATAAAGGGTTTAGCATGTCTACTCGTATCATAACCAAGAATAGTTCAACCGCTTCTGCAATACCCTCTAATGCCGACCTTGTTCAAGGCGAATTAGCTGTAAACGTAACTGATAAACGGTTGTTTACTGAGAATGCCAGCAACACTGTTGTTGAGCTAGGTACTAATCCAACATCCATCACCACAGGTAATATCACTTCTAGCGGTACAGTTAGTGGTAATGTTACTTCTAGTAATGCTGTTATTACAGGTGGTAGTGTTAATGGTGTACCTATTGGTGCTACAACAGCATCAACTGTTAGAGGCTCTATAGTCACTGCAACCACTAACTTTGCAGGGGCTTTGACAGGTAACGTAACAGGTAACGTCACAGGTAACGTGACAGGTAATGTTACTGGTAACGTGACAGGTAATGTCACAGCAAGCAGCGGAACTACTACGCTTAACAACCTTGTTATCAATGGTACAGTAGACTTTAACGCAGCAGTGTTGTCTGACTTAGGTGCTCCTGTATCATCTACAGACGCAGCTACCAAAGGTTATGTAGACACACAAGTAAGTGGATTGATTGATTCAGCTCCAGGTGCATTAGACACGCTCAATGAGCTTGCAGCAGCCTTAGGTGATGATCCTAACTTTGCAACATCTGTAACAAACTCTCTAGCAACTAAACTAGCATTAGCCGGTGGTACGATGACTGGTGCTATAGCTATGAGTAGCAACAAGATTACAGGGCTTGGTACGCCGTCAGCAGGTACTGACGCAGCTACCAAAGCCTATGCAGACACTATGCTACCTCTTGCAGGTGGTACATTGTCTGGCGCTATTGCAATGGGTACAAACAAGATTACTGGTTTGGGTGATCCTACTAACGCACAAGATGCAACAACTAAGACGTATGTAGATGGTATTCTAAGCAGTGGAGAAGATGCAGCAGCCGCAGCAGCCGCAGCAGCCTCTTCAGCTTCTGCTGCTTCAACGTCAGCAAGCAATGCCGCAACTTCAGCAAGTAATGCGGCTACAAGTGCAACTAACTCAGCCAACTCAGCAACAAGCTCTGCTGCTTCTGCAACGACAGCAACAGCACAAGCAGTAATAGCTACAACGCAAGCCAACAACGCCACCACACAGGCCAACGCTGCCTCTGCTAGTGCTGCCTCTGCTGCTGCGATTGTGAACATATCAAGCGTGACTACGTTCACCAATCCACTGGCTCAGGCTGTGTCGGTGCAGATGACGGCATCAACTACGGTGGGTGGGGTGCAGCAGCTTGATAATGACAATCTGGACATGGGGACGAATGATTTTACGTTGGAGTTTGACGAGGTCATTCCGACTACGCGACCTGCTGCTGCGATTGTTTTAGACCGCAAACACGATGGCACGAATGGGTATATCTTATCTGTGCTGACTACCGGCATTGTGCGGTTGCAAATTAACGCCACCAACTATGACTCAACCGTTGCTTTGGCTTCGGCTACCAATGTCGATCCAAAGCTGATGATTGTTGTTGTCAGAGAAACTGCGACTGTTGCTGGCTCTGTTACTTTCTACAGTAATGGTGTGATTGTTGGAACTGCAATATCTATCACGGCAGGTACTCCAACAACTGTAAACAACGCCTCTGCAAGAATCATCAACGGAACAACCACAACCCGCACAGCCGGTACTTTCCAAGCCTCCCGCCTATTCAACCGCGCCCTAACCGCAGCAGAAGTCCTCGACCTTAGCATCAACGGCGTTGCGCTGGCTGATCGGGGGGCGAGTCAGACTCCTGTAACGACGTTTGATTTTAGCGCAGGCACAGACAGCTTTACGGGCGGGAGCTGCACAATAACTGGAAACATA